GAGTTTGTGGACTACCACTCCAAGCCTGCTGGGATGACAGTAGATATTGCACTCGATGTCGATCAGTTGGGTGATTTCTTGGCCGGCGTCGAGGCCAAGGAAAAAGCCATGGTGAAGCGCGCCGTCCATCTTCTCGCCACCCCAGCATCGCCAGTCCTTATCACTCCCGAAATGCTGGATGAAATGAACCAGTTGCGAACGGAGAAGTTATCCCCAGCATCGCCAGCAGTGCCAGACGACCGCGACCATTTGTTGCGCATCATCGCATTCGCATACCAAATTGCAGGGGCACATGATGCGCCCGAGCATATCCTTGATGTTCTGGCCGACCCGGAAAGCGCGACTACAGAGCAAGTGGATGCGATGCTGCCGTATCAGGCCGTGCCATCGCCTGCCCCGGTGGCGCCGGTGAATGACGATCTTCTGGATTTGGCGCATATCGCGCTGCATTCAATCAATGTAATCGCGCACGCTGGGCTGACCAAAAAAACTTCGGGCAGCGAAATGCGCGTGCTGTTCAAGCGGATCATCAACGAATCGTGTGCTGCGATGAAAGAAACGACGCTCGCCGCCTCGCCCCTGGTCGATGAGGCAAAGCAGATCGTGGCGGGGAAGGTGCCGGGGCGCGGCTTGAAGATTTTGGATAGCCGGCTCTGCCCGACCTGCGACGGCAAAGGCTCGTTTTACGGCGAGGAATGCGACACATGCAGCGGGTGCGGGCGCGTGCCTAATGGGTCGGCACAGGGAGCGGCGGAATGAGCGTACCGACTCGGCAAGAGCGCACACAGGCCAACGTCGATGCCTTCTACGGCAGCCACGGCCCGTGCTGCGGCGGCTGCGACTGGTGGCGGTGGCACAACTCAGCCGCTGGCGAGTGTATCCGCTGCGCGCCGGTAGCGGGCGCAGAGCGCTACGGCATGCTTGGCATCACCGGGTCGAGCCTGCCGCTTGAAGCTGGACATGTCATGACGCTGCGCGATCACGTTTGTGGCGAATTTAAGGATCAACCACAGGAGCAATCATGATCAAAGAAATCAGTGAGGAAGCAATTAAGGTCGTCGCGCACATTATGGGGCCAGCAAGTGCTGCCGCGAAAACTATTGCTGACGCTGATCGTCGGCGGGCACTCGGCCATCAGGTGAAGTTCTACCAAGATGGCAATACGTTGATCGTGGTGCAAATCAAACAGGAGCAATCATGCTAACCCCCTATCTGCTTATATTCGTGCTGCAAAGTAGTAATGCCGTAGGAGGTGCTTATCCGATCACGGCGGGAGCAATCGAGTTTAATTCTGCCGCCGCTTGCCAGGCTGCCGCTGGTGAGTTGCGCAATCAGATGCGTGCCGGCGGCAGTATCAATGCATTAATTTGCGCGAAGAAAGGATAAATTATGGCGCTAACCCCCGAACAGGAAAGACTGCGAGATGCGGCGAAGCGCTTGCAGGCCGCCAGGCACGGAAAGGACAAGGCAAAGTTTAACGCTGCGCTGATCGACTACGAGAACCATGCGACAACAGCCGCCATTCTCGATCTTCTGGCACTGGTGAAGAAGCTGCAACGCGATGCAGCACGATATCAGTGGTTGCGGGACTCGCCAGATTCTACCAGCCCGTTTACCGCTGACGGCGCTTGCTGGGTCGTGAAATACCACCACAAGCCCGGCACAATCCCGTTGCTACAGAGCGGCGGTAAGGGGTCACTGCTGGATGCCAATGTAGATTTTGCGATGGCGACCGCCCCACTCACACTGCCACTGCCACCCGAGAAGCTGCAAGGCGAGGTGAAGCCATGAGCGACCGTGAACTGCTGGAACTGGCGGCGAAGGGGGCAGGTTTGCAAGTCGTAGGCAACGCTGGTGAAATGGTCATTTTTGCTGGTCATTTTGCGGGCGGCTTTGTGATTCGGAATGACAGAGGCGGAGATTCTTTATGGAACCCGCTGACCGATGATGGCGATGCGCTGCGGTTGTCGGCTAGGCTCTACATAAACATTGAAGATGCGGTATATGACCATTACCCATTGAATTTGCCTGATTACCCCGAACGACTGCCTGTCATTCGACGCAGCATTGTTCAGGCCGCCGCCAACATTGGTCGGAGGATGCCATGAGCCACAACGACATCACAGGCGACAAGATCGCCACGAAGGCGCCTACGAAGGCTTACCGCGATGGCTGGGATGCGATATTCCGGCCGGCGTGTACCAGGTGCGGCGGGGCGCACTTGCTGAGTCAATGCAGCTGGCCGCTGGTGGATGAGGAAAGGAAGCAGGATGAGTCTTATACTCGATAGCGAGGAAATCCACGCACTGACGATGCGGGTACAGCATGCTGCCCAGGCTCGCGTCTTGAACGCCATGGGCATCGAGCATCGAACGCGGCCGGACGGCAGCATCGCTGTGCTTCGCTCCCATGTGGAGCAAGTCATGGGTGGCCCAACGACGAAGCGGAAGAAAGATCCGGAAATTAACTGGAGTGGTATCAATGCCCCGCGCACGCAACACGGAAAATCTCGGGCTGCCTAAGCGGTGGCGCCACACTCACGGCGGCTACTACTACCAAGTACCTGTCGGCCAGGAGCCAGCGTGGGATGGGAAAAAGACGTTCCGGCTAGGCGCCACTCTTCCGGAGGCATACGCGGAGTGGGCGCGCCGGCTGAACAACAAGGCCGAAGTCCGCAACATCGCCCAACTGCTCGACCGGTACGCGCTTGAAGTGATCCCGAAAAAGGCAGTCACCACGCGAAATCAAAATGCGTCGGCGCTCAAAAAGGTGCGCATGGCATTCGGCGCGATGTCGCTGGAGGACATCAAGCCGAAACTGATCTACCAGTATATCGACGGTCGCGACGCTAAAACGGGCGCCCGACGCGAGACAGAATTGCTTTCTCATGCAATGACCAAAGCGGTAGAGTGGGGCTATATCGACCGGCATCCGTTCAAGGGTGAGGTGCGCCTGGTGGGCGAGAAGTCGCGGACCCGGTATGTTGAGGACTGGGAAATCGTTGAGTGCCTGAAACTAGAGTCAAAGAGGAAGGCGGGGAGTGTCTTGGCCGTACAGGCCTACATACGCTTGAAGCTGCTGACCGGGATGCGCCGCGGCGATATTCTGCGCCTTACAATGTCCGCCCTTCGGGAAGAGACTGGCATTCATGTGACACCAGGGAAGACCGAAAACAGCACCGGCAAGAGCATGATCATCGAATGGTCTGACGAACTCCGAGCGGCCGTAGCTCTCGCGAAACAGGCCCGGCCGATGAAGCTCTCCCCTTTCCTTTTCTGCAACAGGATGGGGAGCGGCTATTTCAACGAGGAAACTGGGCGCGCTGGCGGATGGGAGTCGATGTGGGGAGGCTTTATTAAGCGCGTCATGGCCGAAACTGCTGTCACCGAGCATTTCACCGAACACGATCTTCGCGCCAAGTGCGCAAGCGATGCGGCGACCCTGGAGCATGCTCGACAACTGCTTGCGCATGCTGACGGTAAATTGACAGAGCGCGTCTATCGGCGCAAGCCAGAGGTCGTAAAACCCCTGCGCTAGGCAAATCGAATAGCACAATGGCTCTGAATAGCACAAACAAATAGGGCCGCTATCGAAGCGGCCCTACAGCTATATATGGCGGAGAGAGGGGGATTCGAACCCCCGATAGGCTATGAATCTGTCCAGCGAACTAGGCATTTCCCAATGTATTCAATGGATTATTCGCTCAATCATGTACTATATTATTGTTCATGTCGAGAACGTAATTGCTTGTTTACGCTAAGTTTACGCATTCTCAATAGTACAGTTTATGGGGTCTATCCCGTTCCTCCATTTGGACCAGCCTGCGTCCGCACAATATGCAGCATCGCCCGCAAGCGCCTCTTCTCGTCGTCGCTGAGCAGTGTTGAGATTCGCGCCGCATTGCTCAGGTTTGCAAACTGGAAATCTAAGTCAGCAGCCTTCGGATCAAGCGCGTTGATGACCGCGGCGAATGCCTCAAAGTAGCCCTCTTGGTGCAGGTGTTCGTCGTCCATGGCGGCATGGTAGCATTTACGGAGACGCGGGCGCCGGCTCAACTGCCTCCGCCAACTGCTCCAGCAGTCGCAAATACTCCGCCTCGATCCGTTGCCAGTACGCCACTTGCTCAGCGCTCACCATCTGCAACGGCGTGTCGTCGTCGCTGTTTCGCTGGTGCGTGCTGAGTATGTGGAAGTCCATGGCTATTTGGCAGGAGCGACTGCGGGAAGTTCATCGCCCGGGCCGTAAAGTCCCGCTCCCTTGATCCACATCTGTAGCGCGCGCAAGCGTTCGGCCAGGGCATCAGCCTCCTGGCTCAGTTCGAGAAGGCGTCTTTCAGTTTCTGCAGGAAGTGCGACGGTGGCGGCGGCGGGATCATCAGATCGGCCGCCGCCTGCGGTAGTGGATGTTCCATGGTCTTGACTGGCACAGATGGCCCTGGGGATGCGCAGCCCGCCAGCAGCGCGAATGGCAGCGCGAGCAGCATCGTACTGCGCTTGAAGATCGGAAATAGCTTTTTCATGGGCTTCGGATGCCTTTCTGGCGGTGACTTCGTTGAATTTCTGGATGCGCACGTAGCGCTCTTGGGCGGCGAGGATAGCGGCTTCGGACTGTGCGGCTACCTTGACTTTATCGGCGTCCCACAGGGCGCGGGTAGCCTTCGCGCCGTTATGGTGGCCGTATCCATACAGGCCGGCGAACAAGGCCAGGATGACCGCGCATTTGATTCCAATTAGGGTAAGCGGGTTCACAGCACACCCCGCAGGCACATTTCACGCTCGGCGGCACGGCGCTTTACCAATCCGGGCAACTCAATGCCCCTAGCGCGCGTCCAGCGTGACAGCTCGTTGCAGCCGCCTACAGTGTCGCCAGCATTCAGCTTGCGCGCCAGGGTTGAGCCGCATAGATTGGCTTGCCCAACGTTATAGGTGAACGAAACGAGAGCGGCGCGGCGATAGTCTGGAAGCGGCGCACGGATGCAGGCATCGACGCCGCGGTTAGCGATCTCCAGCGAGTCGGCCAGCATCCCTTTGCATTCGTCCATGGTGGCGCGCTGGCCGAGCTGCACACCCTTGGTCTCGCCAAAGCAGATCGTCGGGATGCCCACAGGATCGCTGTACGCTGCCTGGCGTAGGCCTTCGAAGCCGCTCACGCATGTGACGGCAATTGCGCACCAGGCGGCGCGCTGCTTATTGGTTGCTGGCATCCTCGCCTCCCGATAGTTTTTTCTGCGGAATGAACTGTGCAAATACCGCCGCCACGGCGAAAATGCCAGACAGGGCCGCGAGAGTGGTTGTCGGCTTGATCTGTGCCAGCGTCGGCAGTGCAGCATTCCCGAAGGTGATCACTGCCGCCAAGAGCGAAAGGCGCACGCTCCAGGCATGGCGCAGGAACTTGCGCGCGTTGTCGATGAATTGGATTTTCATTTTTGCGCGCCTACCTTGTCAGCAACCTTTTCCACGCTGCGGCGCAGGTCGGTAAGCGCCTCCTTGATTGCTTGCTGATTGTCCTTAGCGGTTGAATCTTGAAGCGCGTCTCGGTCGCGCTGGGATGTCCTGGCCTCTTCCAGCACAAGCAGGCGCTTGTCCATCATGTTCCAGCCGGTCATCATCGCGACGAGGAACATACACATAGTCAGGATATGCCCTAGATTTACCGTTTTATCGAACCGGATTTTGTTTTCGCTTGGCGTCTGCATGTCTTCTTTCAGGTTGGCCGCTCGTCGTCGGCTTGCTATATTTCAGAGGCCTTCTGGGCTTCTTGGGGTATGATGCGGTGATGAGCTACATAACTTATTTGATAGTTAAGTTTCTTCTTCTATGCGTTGCCGTTTTTGTATGGCAATTCATTCGGGGAATCAATGGTCTCCCAGTCTCGGGGCGGCGAGATAGCCCAGCCCCGAAAGTTCAGGATCACCCATAAGTTGACTTAACAGCCCCGGTGTAGCTGTCTTTGCTAAGCGATTTTGGATGAGTGGCGATAGGGCAAGTGAACGGGCGCCGGGGCGTAGGATCACTCCCGCCATAGGCAGCAGGTTCCCTGATGCTGCTGTCGCTAGAGCTGATGCGCCCCAGTCAAGGGGGCTTAGTTGTGGCAAACTTCCCATTTTCTCAACCGGCTGAGCTGCTTTCGGAAATTGCTGAGCAAACTGTGCAGCCGTGAGCAAATCACCGCTTAGCGGTTTCCCTCGATTCAGCTGTGCTGCAAGCTTTTGTGCGTCAACGGTTCCAGAAGTCGGGTTAAGTGCCTTTTCAACCGAGTAGGTTTTTGCAATCAATTGACGAGCATTGCGAAACCCATCTAGCAAATCCGGCGGTGCACCGATCTGCTGCAAGTGCTGGTCAATCGTGTCTTCCAAGACGCCAGCGCCTGCCTTTAATGCTGCACCTAAACTTTTATCGCCAGATGCGTAAGCTGAACTGGCTTGGTCGCGCAGTTGCTGAATCTTAGAAACCGCACTGCTCGCGTCAAACTGAGGGCTTTTAAGCGCGTCGATTTCAGACAGGATCGCGCTAGGCTTAGCATTGGGGAAACCAGCCGCTGCTTGGCGCGCCTGTGCAGTGATTGAATCGAGCGCCTGTTCATAGGCCGGCCCCGGCGTAATGGTCCCAGTAGATGCGACTGCATCATACGCACGGCCAGCGTTCTGACGAATTTGATTTAAGACGCCAGGCGATAATTGCGTCTCGGCGGGAAGGCCTAGAGCGGTCGCTGCTAAGCCATTGGTGACCGCTTGGTTTTTCGCACTTGCATTCTGGGCTGTAGAAATTTTCCCTGCCATCCCCTCCATCAGGCGGTTAGCAAGAGTCGGACTGGCCTGAGTTGGAGGCACCACGTATCCTGCTTTTGTTGCCGCTTGCACGCCGGCCTGCACAGCAGGCGATACATCTGGGCCAGAAATAACGCGCCCCATTGCATTCCCGATTTTCCCAGCAGCTCCGAATGCTACTGGGGCGATGGCCCCAATTCCCCCGCCCGTTCCAACGTTGGAAGGGTCTACCATTGCCGTTGATGCTGCGCCAGTGATGCCGCCCCCAAGCATCCGAGTGCCCATGTCAACTGCTTTACCTGCCAAGGTAGCTGCTGGGGCTACGCCCGTCTTCATGCCGCCTGTTTCGATTGCCGTCAGCAATGGCGCAATACGGGATGTCGCTATAGCTGGCATAACTGCTCTTGCAACTGCTCCCAAACCCATTCCTGCCGGAAGAGTCTTAATGACATCGCCAGCAGTATCCCCTACTACCGCTGCCGTTGGATGAGCATCTTGGTATGGCGCCATCGTGTTAGACATGGAGGCCTTACCGCGTGCTACGGCGTCCTGAATTGCTTGCCCAGCCTGGCCGATAAAGTTGGTCGGTTTCTTCCCAGATACCAAATCTGACAAGGATGGCGCCGGGCTAAGAGCATCGCCAATTGCCGACAGTCCTTTTCCTATCAAATTCGGGCCAGACAAAGCAGTATTGAGGCCATTCTTACCAGCGAAGCCGGCAATGGTAGACAGTATCCCAGGTGCAGCGTCTTTTGCCTTGGGCGCATCGTCAGGAAGTAGCGTATATGTGCCTTTGACCGGCGCCCCAGAATCATCGAGTAGCGTGTACCCCATAGTTACTCCTTCACCCACTTACCGCCGACTGCGCGGTAAATCGTGCCGTTGTCGGCCTGCAGGCGCTTGCCTTCGTATTGAGCTGCGGGCGGCAGCATGTCGAATTTGTTTGGCGCCGCTGGTGCCGATGGGGCATGGCCGGCGTCGGGCTGGTAATTGCGTGGATCGGCGCCGTTGACGAACTGTTGCTGAGCGTTGTAGTAGCCAACTGCATCGTTGTTCATCTTGAACGGCAGCATCGTTTTATACTGCTTCTGCGCCATTTTGATCTGACCAATCAGCGTGTCCGCCGCCTCAATAGCCGCTGCTGGCGTCATGTGATTATTAGGGTTCGACGCTTGTGCGAGTGCTTGGAACGCATCTGTTCCGGCACCGCCTGCACTCTTCCGCATGTTCGCCACAAGCATGTTGCTGTTCTTGTCAAACAGGTCCGTTGCGGTTTTCAAATCCGTTGCGGTGCCGCTCATCCCGCCAAGGGTTAGCAAGCCGTTCAGGAACGCCAAGCGCTCAGCTTGCGACCCCATGATTGCTTTTGGCGCTAGTTTCTTAATGTTGTCCAGCACGGCAAGGCTGGTAGGTGCCGCCTTGTTCTGAGCGTACAGATCGGCGAAATCGTTGTTCATCGTTTCGATGTTTCCGCCGATGGACTTATCCACGCCGGGCTGCAAACTCGGGGTCACCGCCTGCCCTCTACCAGCGTATGCCGTCAGTGCAGCAAGTGCGTCCTTATTCCCGCCAGCAGCGGCCTGGTTAAGCTTAGCAAGCGTTGCACTGTCCAGGGAGCCGCCGCTCCAAGTACCACCACTCGCACCGCCATTTGCTGCTGCAAACTTATTCGTATAGACAGATTTTCCGTCAGGGCTAAAGCCTGCTATTGGCTCGGCCTGATTTTTACCCGCCTGATCCGCATAGGCATTGATCTGTTCAACATTGGCAGCGCCGGCCAGCGGCGACACACCTGTGACGCGCCCGTTTTCGATAGTTGGAACCGCGTTTTTAGGGATGATTGGAGCCATTGCGGCAATCGTGCCGTCAGGGTTATACATGGGTGCGCCAGCACGGCCCGAGACCAGCGGGATATTATTTTGCTTGGCGATATGCTGCTGCATCATCTGCCGGCCAAGCGTCGAGTTTGGATCAATACCGGCCTGCTGTAGGAGCTTGGTGAAGTCTGTCGGCTTAGAGCGGTCGTTGATCCATTCGCCCATCTTTGTGCCGCCATTGAAGGCCAGATCGGCTGCGATTGCTGCCGAAGGGATGCCCCCGAAGCCTGCGCTGCTATTAGTGCCGATTGGTGCATTTCCTGGCTGCATTGGCATGCTGTTGGCAGGCATTCCAGCCGCCCCCATAGGAGTGCTGGACATCGCCGGGGTAGCCTGCGAGCCACCGCCCATATTTTGTTGCAAGAAGTCGTTAATGAGCCCGTTCTTGCGCGTGGCCTGCTCAACCTGCTGCTTCAGCATGTTCATCTGAAGCGCTTCCTTTTGGCGATCAAGCTGCGTTTGCATTGTGCTGTTATAGGCCTTGTTCATGCCGTCAAAACCTGCCGCCAAGCCCTGTCCTAGCGTATGAGGCATAAGCGAAGGCCCGCCAGCGGACAGCAAGCCGCCGGCCATGCCGAGCAATCCCATCGTGGATGGATCATCCATAAAGCCATCGAGTAAACCGGGCATGGTGTTTCCTTACGAAGTAAGCCAGTTGTTGTTTGCGTAGTCAGCAGATGAGCCGATAGTCGGAGGCTTGTCGCCAAATAGGCCTGAATTTTTCAGCCCGTTGTAGATGCCAAGGCCGGCAGTTGCACCGCCGAGAATGTTGGCGCCTTGGTTCTGGTACAGCGGCTGACTGGTGGTTTGCGTACCATTCACGCCAAGGTACGGCGACAGCAAGCCAGAGACCTTGCCGGCCTGGTTGATACCGTAGGAGTCCTGATTCGCGCCGGCTGTGTAGATGTTGTTCAGCAGACCGTTCGACGCTTGCAAGCCTGCCTGCGTGTTCGAGCTTTGCAGGGCATTGCTGGCCTGCTGTTGACCGCCTACCGAGTTCATTGCAGCGAGTGCGCGGGATTGCCCATTGTCATAAGCGCCCGCTTGTGCCGACACGGCAGCATCGGTATTGTTCTGGCCGAACTGCGACAGCGCCCTACCCTGCTGAGTGTTGAATGAATTGAGAGCCATTCCTTCGGCCAGGCCTTGCCGTGTGCCTCCATACTGGCCAGCTGCGATTGCCCCACCGCGTAGCGATGGCAGTACGTTCTCAGTGAGGTTTCGCGTTGCGTCAGTCTGCTGGTTCTGGAAAGCGGTTGTGCTTTGGTTGATGCCTTTGGCGATAGCTCCCGTCAGGTAGGGATTTGCAGCGGGGTCGCCGTTGATGGTGCGGTCATACGCGCCCGACAGGTCCATGTTGGTCTGCGCTGGCGCGGAGTGACCGCCGTTCATCAAGCCCATCGCGGCGTTGTGCTGATTTGCCAGGTCATAGGCACCGCTATTACCCAGGTAGTTCTGCGCAGCTTGCCCGTATTGCTGCATGCCTGCGCTTTGTGGCTTGTCCAAATATCCCTGAAACTGGTTCAGCAGGCCATTGTTTCCGTTTTGGCCGAACAGCATCCCGGAAATGCGCGGGTCTGCCTGCTGCTGCTGGGTCGTCGTAGCCTGCGAAGGCGTGTTTTTGCTTCCCTTGTAAGCCGTATATGCGCCAAGGCCAGCCGTGGCAATGCCGCCAATAGCCGCTGCTGAGAGTCCGAATGCCATTATTCCTCCAGTGCCTTGTGAGTGGCGTTTGGCAGTAAATCCTGCCGTGTCTGTAATCTGCTGCTTTCTTCGACTAGCTCATCCTCAATAGCTTCGCTATCAGTCAATTCGGTGTGGCAGACGGTCGTCCACATCGTGTCTGCGTGCGCTACACCAGCTCGCTTGCTGCCCGCCTTTGTCTCAATCACGTGGTAGCCAATGATTCGCTTCGGCCCCTCATCGGTCGTAACTGTGATGTCGCCGCAAACGATGTTGATGTGGTCTTTCTTGTGCGTTGCGCCGGTGAGTACTGTTCCAGCCGGGATCAGAATCGTCCTTGCATAGACCTTGCCCGAGAGCGCCTGCTTCGTTTGCAAATCCACTTGCGGCGCCTTCAAAATTGCATCTTCAAGCTGTTCGATGCGCTCGCGCTCTATCCGAGCAATGTCCATACGCCCGCCTTGTAGTAGTACATCCCAAGCACGCCACCCGGCGCGATGGTCGAATCTAGGTAGCGAATGTCGCCATCACGCGGTTTCAGCGGTAGCGCGTAAACTCGGTCGATATGCCCCGCAGCCAAAGCCGCGATAGCTGCCGAAATCCGGTCGAACTCACCGCGCAGAAAGCGGCCATAGTCCTTCGGGTCATCCGGGACGTGTTCCGGCGCATAGCGAACCGTCGATAAGCTGCCCGACCTCACCAGCGCCCCCTGGTTGAATCGCTGATCTCAATGTCGAACGAGTCAAGGCGCGCTTGCTGGGCCGTGCCGCTAGAAAAGCGGATCGCGGGGTAGCGGTAGCTCACAATGCCATCGCAGGCAATCGTCTGACCAATCGTGTACGTCATCGACACCGGATACTCTGGATCGGCGTAGGGATCGGTGTTATTGCCACCAATCTGCACATTCACCGTTCCACCAGCGTTACCCGCAATGCGTGGGCGTACTCCGGTGATCGTTTTGAAACCATCATCCTTGCCAAAGGACAGGCCGCGACGCTCCAAATACCAGTTACACGGCAAGCCATCGAAACTGTTTGAGGCGTCCAGCATGTACAGCTTGGACGCATTCGACGCCATCAAGACGCGAGTCGTATTCGGGCTGAAGTCAGGCCCGTTCCATGCCGTGAGGTCAGATTCCCATGCGTCGTTGTCTGCCGCCCAGGAGCCTGACAGCGTATTGTCAACGGTGCCGTAATTGGCATGGTTCAGGTTCGGGATATCGCGGTACGAGACCGTCTTGTCCTTGTAGTTCCACACTAGCGCCTTGTTGGGCGAAGTGGCGCCAATCGAGGTGTAGCAGACGAAAACCTCGTTCAGGAACGGGTTTTTGAATACGAACGATCGGTCGTTGTACGCAGTGTCCATATCCTGAAACAGAGCGCGCCGCGCTACCTTATCCAGCACCGGCAAAGCACTCTGACCGTCATGCACGATTACATCTGACCCGGTCAGTACGAAGTGGAAGCCATCAACTTCAACGATGCAGTTGCGATTCATCGCGCCCGAGACGCCCAGCACCTTCTGGAAGCGGAACACGAAAGGTCCGCCAGTGAAATCCATGCGCCACACTGACTGCTCTTTGTAGATCATAAAAGAGTCGCGCAGTTGTAGACCATCGATCACTTGGTCGCCGCCCTCCGCCAGATCAAACTCGCCTGCGTCCTGCGTCTGATCGGCAGGGTTCCATGTAGCCGGGACGCCGCCAGGATCAGCTGGGCTCGACCACTTGACCATATAGCCAAAGTTCGTCGTGCCCTTGGTCACGTTCAGGGCAATCAGATAGTTCTTGTAGCCGCGGATTGCTTTGCACCACGTATCGGCCGGCCAGTTGGCGAGCGTCGTCATGCGGTGCGTCACGTCCAAGTCCCACTGCTGCGGCGGGTCGATATTGTTACCCGCATTGATGATCGGGATTCCCGACAGTACTGCACTGGTCCAGGCATTCGGCGTACCTGCATAGTCAACATCGGCGCCCGCAGTCTGCCGAGTCAGGTTGGTATGCGTTGCGGTGCCGGCGATGTTCGCCACCGCGTAGACTTTGTTTGCGCCCGCATAGAGCCAATAACGGGTGCTGCCCACGTTGACCGGGACTACATGCAGCGGCGTCACCGCTGGCGTGCCGTACACTTGGCCGTGCCCAAGGAAGCTGCGGGCATAGCCGTCTAGGAAGCGCACGTTAGAAGCATCCGTCCATGCCTGCGGCGGCAACTCATGCACTGAGAGGTCTTTGACGACGCCAGCCGAACCGGCATTAGGAAACGGAATTATCATTCGATGTACAAGGTCGCAGTGCCTTGCCTCGTGATCGTGTTGCCCATTGCGTCAGTTACCGAACATTGCACAAGTTCAGATAGCGTCGATGGCGTGCTAAAACGGGGGTTGGTGATCTGCGCGTTCGTGTTAGGAGAGTTGACAGCCTGGACAGAACCCGAGCCGGATACCTTCGACCACGTATAGCTAAAAGGTGCTAGCCCCCCAGTGACGGTCATCGCCATGGGAATGTTGATCGTGGTTGCGCTTGGCGGGTTGGACAGGCTGGAGTCGCTGTTGTCAGGCAGCGTCGCACTCATGGCGACGTACGAACTCTTTCCATACAGGTCCGACAGGCTAATTGCGCCAGATGGCACGCCAGCCAGGTTACGCACATCTGTATCGCCCAGCGAGATCGGCAGCGAGCGGCCAGGGTTGGCGATGCGCAGCTCTGTCAGCACATCGCCAAGCGAGATCGCGCCGGATGACTGCAACGTCATTTTTGCACCAGCTTTTTGAGCGCTTCAATCTCGCGCGCCAGCTCCACGCACGCAACCATGGCTGCGGCGCCATAGTTCACGGACTTGTTGCCCTGCTCATCGGTATGCACGGCTTCGGGGAAGATCGCTTCAAGCGATTGCGCGCCAACGCCAACGCCGACCGCGCCACCCTTCTTCCAGCGGAAGATGCCGGACTTACGCAAGCCGGCCAAGCGCGCAATAAAGTCGTGCGGCATGCGCTGCCACGATTTCTTTTTGCGCTCGTCGGAGGTTTGAGTCACCGTTCCAGCGCTCACGGCATTGGCTGAGAAATTGCCAGTGATCGCCATATCGCCGCCATCGGTCAGGGACCAGATTTGTGCTGTGTATGCGCTATTCACGAACGACAGAGTGCCGCCTTGTAGACGCAATGTCTTATAACCATTCGGCCCGTTACCTTGTAATGTAATGTTCAGGCCATTTGTATTTTGGAAATATGCGGTTGTGTAATTTGCGCCCTTGCTACTCGTATCGACGTTGAGGAAGCTATAGGTGGTCGTTCCATCGGCGGCAAACCGCCATGTCTGATTCGTGTTGTTGCTAATTCCAAAAACACCATCGGCGATATGGTAAAAGCCTGTGTCCGGCGCTCCATCATTTGCAAATGAAAGCCCAGGTGCGGCCGCCGTACCTTCTTTCAGTAGGAGTTGACCCGTCATCGTGCCGCCAGATAGTGGCAAGTAAGCCGATGGCGTTGCCCAAACCGTATTGGCGCCATCATTCGACAGATACTGCCCAACTACACCAGACGAGATCGGAGGGATCGCCTGTACCCAGCTAGTACCGACACCGTCATTGGTCAGCACCTTGCCAGCCGTCGAACCAGATAAAGTGGGGTAGGCCTGCCGCCATACCGCATTGGTTCCATCGGTATAGAGAAACTTGCCACCGTTGCCAGCCTGCCCAGGCAGCGACGAGGTAAGTGCTGCATTCATCACAAACGCAGTTGTCGCGATCTTGGTGGTGCTGTCGCCAGGTGCTGGCGTGGTGAGGTTGGAGCCGTCCTTGGCCGCCGCTTGCGCAGTCAGACCTACAACATAATTCAACTCGGTATGCGTGGCATTAACCGCGCCGCTTACGTTCGGGAAGGTTGCTTTTACAGCAGATTTGACAAAGCGGATATGGTCATCGCCCTGGGATTTTGCATCGCCAGGCGTCGGGTTAGTCGGGACCAGATCAGAAATAAAAGTACCGGTTTCGAGTGGCATTGTTGCCCCTTATTTGTTGCGCACGTCAGAACGCACGCGCATAGGACCGGAGACAGCCCAATCGAGGTCATTGACCGCCTTGATGGCCTGCTGATATGAGATTTCCCAGGTCGGCAGGCGGCCATCGTCAGCAATGAATTTGGTGCTTTCAACGAGCGTTGCGAACAAGTACACGTTCGGGTGCGCGCTCATCAGGAAATTTGTCCCATTGGCCGCGAGGCTCGGGATATTCCCTTGGTACGCCAGCGTTAGCGAATAATTGCTGTCAGGCGTAGGGCCAAAGTAGAAATTCCCGCCAATGATCGTGTATGCGATTGGTGAACCCTCGCCGGCCGTGCCGTAACGGGCGTTGAAATTCTCAGGCGCCATGTAATCCAGCTCGCGGATATTCTGTAACAGGAACGAGCGGACGTTGAGCAGATCGGTCGGGATCGGCAACACCGAGGCGTGCGCAACGGTCGCAAGCGTAGCAATTTGATCCTGCGCCCGTGCATCGAGGTCAGCGTTAATACGCGCCTCCGCCAGGGTGATGAAATCCTTGATGTCCGCGGTTAAATCGGTACGGTGCAGCCAGCGGGCGACGCGAGATTGCAGCCAGGCGTAATCAAGTGGATCGATTGCAGGAGAGGCGATGATTGGCATATCGCCCCTTAGCCGAGAACGATTAGCGACACTTCGCCATTAGCCGCAAGCGTGCCGGCCGAATAGGTGTTAACTGCGATACCATTAACTGTTGGAACACCCGTCAAGACGGTATCGCTTACCCCATTCCATTGCTGCACGGAGGCGACTGCTGCGTAGTTAGCACTTTTCATTGGCTTGGTGAAATTGACCGTATAGGCGCCGCTGTTGCCGGTAATGCTGGCTACGTTGAAACCTGCAAGGATTGCGCCAGTCAGACCATTGAACTTCACCCAAGCAGTTACGCAAGGCATTGATGCTGTATCGGACAGGGCGACATCGGTGACAATCATCGGATCAACGCCCGAGCCTTCGCACTTGATGTTGTAGCGGCCGTCAGCAGCATAAAACGCCACTGACCCGCGCTCATCCGTGGTGAATGGGTTCGGCAATGGGGTTGTGCCGTTGTCGCTGTAGATCGTCGCTGGCGCCCCGCTGACGTTGAATACGCTGATCGTCGCGTATGGAACAGCGTTGCCGCGGGTGTCGATGAAATTGTTGATGTAGCGCTGCATGGTCAGACCTTTCCGGGCCAGATGCGAAACGCGGCGAGACTCGGGTCGTTCAGTACCCGGCGCATATGCTCGCGGTTGCGCATGAACTCCGAGAACTCGATGTTGTGGTCATTGCAGTATTTCTCGATGATGACGTTCGGGATACGCGCGGCGTGCTTCAACTCCGACGAACCATGAAATCCGGCGTTATGCTGCGCCTTTGCATACTCGGCAATCGGCGTGCAGTCCTGTACCCGCTCGATGTGCGTGAGCTGGCCTTCGGTCGTGATCCGGGTATCGATGTCGATCATCAGCAGTCTTCCAGCGGCGACACTTGCAAGATGCCGCCCGTTGCGGCCTGTAAGCACGCGATGGTCGTGATGCCTTGCGGGACAACGACAATCGTCGCATCGCCTGGTTGCACCATGAAGTCGCCTGCTACCGCGGCTACGCCAGCGATACCAAGCTTGACGTAAATGGAAGTCGTTGCAGCAAGACGAATGTAGCGCGGGATTTCGCCAGACTGCGCGGTTGGGATCGCAGCATTGACCGAAGTACCACCAGCGGTCAGAATCACGCCGGTTTTGATGATGGTGACGGAATCATCCATATTCATAGCTCCAATAGCGAAACCCCCGCCGTAGCGGGGGCAGGTTCAACGATTAGAGGCAGTCGGCAATGATGCCGTTGGCTTTCGGCGTCCGGCATTCCAGCGTGTATTCCACGATGATCTCGCGCTTGTCGGCGTCGCCGGTCTTTGCCAGTTCCACGGTCTGGAAGGGGCGCAGGGTAGCCAGTGCCCACTTGTCCGACTGGATCACCAGCACATCGCGGGCGCGTTGGAAACGGCTTGGTACGGCTTTGAGTTCACCGAAGTCGGAGATGTATACGTCAACCGAAGCGGTCACGCGCTTGTCCTCGCCATTGTCGAAACGGGTCGAGTTGCCGGTGAAGGTCGAGAACGTCTGCTTCGCGGCGGGGCCCATGAACAGCATGTCAGGGTCGCCGCCGGCAGTGAAGCACTGTTGCAGCACGTTTTTTAGGCGCGCTTCCGAGAAAGCAGCCTGGGTGCCGTCCGTCTGCGCCACGTTGGTGACGTAGTTGGGCGCCACGTAGCCGGTGCCGGCATCCTTGTTGTCACCCAGCCAGCCAATGGCGCCGCGCAGTTGGCGTGGGGAGGTCGCGGTAACGCTGTTCTGCGTCAAAGCGACTTCCATATCGCGTTTCAGCTCCATCGAAGCCAGGCTCATCTGGTAGCCCAGCTCATTGGCGCGGCCGGCAGGGTTCATGGCCTGCTGCGAGCCAGACACGATGACGGTCTTGGTCGAGATTTGGGTACGGTTGTTCAGGCGGACGGTCGGGGTAATCGTCTTGGCCGTCGCGTCGTCGCCCTCAGCCTGGGCGTTGTTCGCCGCGGCTGCCAGGTCTTGGGTCTGCCATTCATGCAGCGTGTTGGTCGCCTTCGCTTTGCCCAGCATGGACATGAAGGGGGTGGCGGTCGGCGCGATGCGGCCGATGATGTTGGTCAGGTCTTCACGATTGCCAACGGCAGAAGTCGTGGTAAAGGTATTGGTTGGTGCAGCCATGTTGTTGCTCCCTGAAGGATTGAGGCGTCATCCCGACGCGCCGATATATGGTTAGCTGAACATTTGCGCGAATACTTCTGCCGCGTCCTGTTGCGAGCCTGATTTGCTAAGCCGCTGTACTGCTGCTGTGCGACCATCGACCTTGCTTGCCTGCCCGTTACCTGGGCGCTCAACTTTCGTCGGCAGAGCCTGCACTTTTTTGGCTGACTCTTTGGCGCGTGCCATCAGTTCCCGATACTTTTTCGCATCGTTGAACTCCAACACCAAGCGATGGTCCGAAAGTTTGGACAGTTCCTCTTGCGTGAACCCGCGATCAAGCAGGGTCTTGGCAAGTGCTGCAACGCCTTCTTTGCGCTTCGCCTCGTCTTTCCATTCGGGCAGCTTGTCAACGAGTAGTTGATGCTGGTTGCGGATGTACTCGGCGCGGGTCTTCTCGCTTTCGGCCTGTTGCTGCTGCTCGATCTTTTCCTGCTCGGCCTGTGCCTGGGTCAGCGTCGCTTGTCTCTGTTGATAGAGGTGCTGCTGTTTCAGGTACTCGACCGGATCGGTTTCGAGCAGTTGTTGCCAGTCGATATTCGACTGCTCATTCAATACGCCCTGCAATTGCTTCTGGAATTCGCCCAATTGCGTAGCATACTGCTGACGCTCTACTGCTGCTGCTTCACGTTCTGCCTTAGCCGCTTTCGCTTCCTCAGCCACAGCCATCGTCTTGCGCGTGTAATCGTCCTGGCGGAGCTGACCTTTGTGGGCCTCGGCAATCTGTGCCTTGGTCAGTACGACCGGCTTGCCATCGACTTCGACGGTGATCGCGTCATCGGCCGGCTCATCTTGCTCGGCATCAGCCTCGGGGGCTTCTTCGCCGCCCTCTTCCGACTTAACCAGTTCCAGCGCCGCATCTTCGTCATTTGCGGGCGCTTCCTTTTTCTCTTCGGTTTGCTCGCCGCCAAAAATGTTGGCGAACTCGTTTGAAGCTTCAAACGTGCTAAGGCTGGATTCCTGGGAAGGATTGTCCATGTGTGAAACTCCGTCTTAATGCTCATTTCGAGCGGGGGAAAGCGCGCCATCCCGGCGGGCAAAGCAAGCTCTCAAAAGAGCCTTGCGCATTGACATTATTTACTACCGTAAAGTTAATGTCTTGAAATGCTTTGTGTCACAGCACTATTTTTTCACCGCTAGACAACTGATAGGCGGCGGGGCCAACAGAAAGGCGCGCATTGACGCCGTTGTGCAGCGGATGAATCTCGCCGCGGGCGTCTGGATGCCAACATGCAGCAACGAGCTTCTTGCGAGACACTTCTAGCGTCAATCGCTCAAACTCGGCATAAGCCATTCCTTGGCGCGTTGGGCTAGGGTCTGCTGGTGTTGCAGCTCCATCTTCGCCAATTTGCCCGTGTCCAGGGTCGATTGCAGGGCCAGCTTGAATTTGTCCGCCAGCTTCAACATCGTCCACAGCTTTTCGCGCCCTTCCGCGTCTCTTGCTGGTGCGTTCTTCCATTGCTCGATGATCTCCAGTTGAATGGCCTCAAAGGCCAGGTTGAATTGCTCGTTTTCCAAAACTTCCTGGGCGCGGTCGCCATCGTAAATTTTCTGTTCGATGCTCATAAATCCCCGTCAGGCCGAAGCCGATAGTAAAAAGTGATCTTCTTCCTCAATCTGCTTGCGTCGAAGCTGCGACAATAAGGCCGCGTAATGGGCACGCTCTAGCGCGCGTTTGCGCTCGGCTGCCGCCGCTTGCAGCGTGGCCTGGCGGCGAAGCTCGGCATGGTCAATTGTCGGACCAATTGCCGGCAGTTCGATAAGACCGACGCCTGATGTAACGATCTTCGTGGCCTTCTTCTTGCGCTTGGGGGCTGGCGCAGGCTCGTCGTCGCTATGTAGCATTTGCTCAGCCAGGCGCGGGTCACGAAAGACCATCGTCTTGCCGTTCTTCGTGACGCTGTACTTCCGGCTTAGCGCGCGGCTCTTTACTGCTTTCCCGCTACCCGGTGCGCCGCCCTGGGCCGCAAGTGGATTCTCGCTGTACGGGTATTGGTAGGCGAACAGGTAGCTGCCATCACCTCCAAATTGCGGCGAGAGAACGATGTCCACTTAGGCCACCGTGATCGGCGCGGCGAACGACTGCGGCGGCGGGTTCTGCGTCGTCGTGCCGTCGCTCGTCGTGAAGATGAGGAAATACGTTCCAGCTGCTACCGTGGCCGGGATATTCAGCTTTGCCGCGCCATCAGTTGATGCGGTAGCACCCTTCGCTACCGGGGCGCCGAACAAGTCAGGGGTCGCCTGCGAGAACATCGCCCATTTCAGACCAGTTAGGTTGGGCAACAGGGCCAGCGGCGGCGTACGGACGGTGGCTGTAATAGTTGGCGTAGGTGTGCTGCCACCACCACCGGCCGGCGCTGTGCCGAAATTAACCGGAACTGCTGTTTGCAGCGAAGGGCCATCAAGCCAGAAGTTAAACAGGGAGGTGTCGTACGTGCCATCCCCGGTATAGTCTATCGCTCCATTCGTCGGGTCGGTGTTCAGAGTGCCATGCGACACAGCCCCTGCAAGCCAGCGCACCTCCGAATTGGCGCTCACCGTGCCGCCTGCAGCGATGTACGCGTCGTAGAGCGGCGTTGTGCCATCGCTGCCGCCAGATGCCAAGCTCGATAGCGGCAAGCCTAGCCCCCGTAGCGGCCCCCATACAAACGAGTTAGCGAACGGGGTAGCAGTGTCCCAAACGAACGAGGGGCCGGGTGTCGTCATGGATGTAGCTCCTGCTCCTGAATCGGTGGCGGTGTATAAAAGCGGCTGACTGTATTCTGCCCGCGTTGCAAAGTTGAAGTTTGGCGTTGCGAGCTTGTCCGTCGCTCCTTGGGTGGTGTTCCAATTCGTTGCACCTTTGAGTGCTGCGCGCTTGGCCGCTACGCCTGCAACACCCAGGTCTTCCATCCACACCAGCGCGCTCAAGTATTGCGCCCAGTAGTCGCGCCCGTCCGCTGGGTCAGCAGCACCGGTGCCCGCCAGTGTAATTGTTGATGGATTGGACGTTACGCCGTTGCTATCTTGGTCTACCTGCCCCGGATCGGTCGATACGATCATTCCAGGCGTAAAACTCGTACCAT